GTAGCAATGAATACAGAAGTGTATCACAGTGATACAGTATAATATAGATAGTTATGTACTTTGGAGGACGGACTATGAACTACACCGCCACTACCCTAGTATTTGGAACACTGATGACTCTTTTTATCGGTGTCCCTATCGCAAACACACTACCATAATACTTGTTGAACCATGGGAATTTTAGCAACACTCGCAATCTTTTCTGCTGTAATGGGAGGAGCATTCGTAATTACACCTAAAAAGTAAATAAATAAAACTGAATATCGTCGGCGCAGACGGGGAGGTAATGGCAAAATCCATTGACACCTCCCTTTTTTGTTGCTAGAATAAAGTGTCTCTAGGATTACCATGACTAAGTTATTGCTTCTTACAAATAATCAAATACTTATTTCAAATATTGAGGAAGTTGGTGCTGATGTTGGTGAACCTGATTGTAAACTCACTAAACCATTTTTGTTGAACCAGTCAAATGAAACTCTATCTTCATGGTTGATTGATTTTTCTAGTCAGGATACCTTTATGATCTCGTCAGATAAGATCATCACTATTGCAGAGCCATCTGAAAAACTCTTGAAAAAATACGAAGATCTTACTAAGTAATGAATTTTTATACTAATGTTCAGTTGATTGGAAACAATATTTTGGTTCGTGGAGTTAAGAATGGAAAAAGATTTGAAACCAAAGAAGAATTTTTTCCAACTTTATTTGTAAAGTCTAAGAAGGATAGTAAATATAAAACTCTTCAAGGAGAAACTGTAGAACCAATTAAACCCGGAACAGTCAGAGATTGTAGGGAATTTTATAATAAGTATGAGGGTGTTGAGGGATTTGAAATCTACGGAAACGATAGATATATCTACCAATACATCTCTGAAAAGTATCCTGAGGATGAAATCAAGTTTGACATTAGTAAAATCAAACTTGTAACTATTGACATTGAGGTTGCTTCAGAACAGGGATTCCCTGATGTCGAATCTTGCGTAGAAGAGATTCTTGCTATCACCATTCAAGATTACACTACAAAAGAGATTATTACTTGGGGAGTAAAACCTTTCATCAATAAACAGTCAAATGTAACATATCATCATTGTCCTTCAGAATATAAACTTCTTAGTTCATTTATTAACTACTGGATGTATAATGTTCCTGATGTTGTGACTGGATGGAACATCCAACTATATGACGTTCCATATATTTGTAAGCGTCTTAATAGAGTTCTTGGCGAGAAACTGATGAAAAGGTTCTCTAACTGGGGACTTGTGACTGAAGGTAGTGTTGAGATGATGGGTCGTAAGCATACTACATTTGATGTTGGTGGTTTGACTCAACTTGATTATCTTGATCTTTATAAGAAGTTTACTTACAAGGCACAAGAATCTTATCGCCTAGATTATATTGCTCAAGTAGAACTTGGTCAGCAAAAACTTGACCACTCTGAGTTTGATACCTTTAAGGACTTTTATACTCAGGGGTGGCAAAAGTTTATTGAATATAACATCGTTGACGTGGAACTTGTTGACCGTTTGGAAGACAAGATGAAACTGATTGAACTTGCTTTGACTATGGCATATGACGCAAAAGTTAATTATGCTGATGTCTTTTATCAAGTTCGAATGTGGGACAATATCATTTACAACTATCTTAAGAAGCGTGATATTGTAATTCCTCCAAAGAAGAGGGAGAATAAGAGTGAAAAGTATGCTGGTGCTTATGTAAAAGAACCTGTTCCTGGTGTGTATGACTGGGTGGTCAGTTTTGACTTGAACTCTCTATATCCTCACCTCATTATGCAATACAATATTTCACCAGAAACTCTTCTGGAAGAGAAGCACCCTACAGTTACTGTAAATAAAATTCTTGACCAAGAGATCAGTTTTGAAATGTATAAGGACAATGCGGTATGTGCTAATGGAGCAATGTATCGTAAGGATGTTAAAGGTATGCTCCCAGAACTTATGGAGAAGATGTATGGTGACCGTGTAATCTTTAAGAAGAAGATGCTTGCTGCTAAACAGCAGTATCAAATTACGCCAACTAAGGAGTTAGAGAAAGAGATTGCTCGCTGTAATAATATTCAGATGGCGAAGAAGATTTCTCTTAACTCTGCTTATGGTGCTATTGGAAACCAATATTTCCGATACTATAAACTTGCCAATGCGGAAGCAATCACGCTTTCTGGGCAAGTATCAATCCGTTGGATTGAGGGTAAAGTAAACAAACACATTAACAAAGCTTTGAGAACGAAAGATGTTGATTACGTTATTGCTTCTGATACTGATTCTATCTACCTCAATATGGGTCCTCTGGTTGACAGTGTATTCAAAGGCAGAGAGAAAACTAATGAGAAAGTTGTCTCATTCCTTGATAAGGTCTGTAAGGTGGAATTTGAAAAGTATATTCAAAGTTCTTACGAAGAATTGGCAGAGTACGTCAATGCCTACGAACAAAAAATGCAAATGAAGCGAGAGAATATTGCTGATCGTGGTATTTGGACTGCGAAGAAGCGATACATTCTCAATGTATGGGATAGTGAAGGTGTTCGCTATTCTGAACCCAAACTTAAGATCATGGGTATTGAGGCAGTTAAGTCTTCGACACCTGCCCCTTGCCGTAAGATGATTAAAGATGCTCTTAAGTTGATGATGACTGGAACTGAAGATGAAGTTATTGACTTTATTGAATCTTCTAGGTCTAAGTTCAAGAAACTTTCTCCAGAAGAGATCTCATTCCCAAGAAGTGTATCTGATGTAGTGAAGTATCAATCTTCTTCATCAATTTATGCCAAGGGAACACCCATTCACGTAAGGGGAGCACTTCTGTTTAATCATTATATTAAACAGAATAAACTTACAAATAAATATTCACTTATTCAGAATGGTGAAAAAATCAAGTTTTGTTATCTCAAGAAACCAAACTCAATTTATGAGAATGTGATTTCTTTCATTCAAGAGTTTCCCAAGGAACTGAATCTTCAACAATATGTGGATTATGATCTGCAGTTTGAGAAGAGTTTTCTTGAACCACTCAAAACTATTTTGGATTCTATTGGGTGGAAGGTGGAGAAAACATCTAGCTTGGAGTCATTCTTTGTATGATGGAACTTCCCATAAATGATAAGGAACTTGAAAAAATAATTTCTGCGGTAAGATATATTGATAGTCAACTTTATGCTAAACTGTGGTCATATAAGTTTTCACTGAAAAATAAAATGGAGAAAAGTTAAATGGATTTTTTAAAGGATATTGTAAAAGAGATTGGTGATGATTTCACTAAACTCGCAGCAGACATTGATGAGACTGAAACTTATGTTGACACGGGTTCTTACATCTTTAACGCACTCGTTTCAGGTAGTGTATTTGGTGGTGTATCTGGGAATAAGATTACTGCTATTGCTGGAGAGTCTTCTACTGGAAAGACTTTCTTCAGCCTCGCCGTTGTTAAGAATTTTCTCGATTCCAATCCCGATGGTTATTGTCTCTATTTTGATACTGAGGCAGCTATCACCAAGTCCTTACTTGAATCTAGGGGTATTGACACCTCTCGTCTTGTAGTTGTGAATGTTGTAACCATTGAAGACTTTCGTAGTAAAGCACTTAAGGCAGTAGATATATACCTTAAGAAACCAGAAGAGGAACGCAAACCATGTATGTTTGTGTTAGACTCTCTGGGAATGCTTTCAACTGAGAAGGAGATTACTGATGCTCTAAATGATAAGCAAGTTAGGGACATGACCAAATCTCAACTTGTAAAGGGCGCATTCCGAATGCTTACTCTTAAACTTGGTCAAGCAAAAATTCCAATGATCGTTACAAATCACACCTACGATGTTATCGGAGCTTATGTACCAACTAAAGAAATGGGTGGAGGTAGTGGACTCAAGTACGCAGCCTCTTCAATCATTTATCTCAGCAAAAAGAAAGAAAAGGATGGAACAGAAATCGTTGGAAACCTTATCAAAGCAAAGACTGCTAAGTCGCGTTTGAGTAAGGAGAACAAAGATGTGGAAGTACGTCTTTATTATGATGAGCGTGGTCTTGATAGATATTACGGTCTTCTTGAACTCGGTGAAATTGGTGGACTTTGGAAGAACGTTGCCGGTCGTTATGAAATGAACGGAAAGAAAATTTACGCAAAGCAAATTCTTAAGGAACCAGAGGTTTACTTTACTGAGGAAGTAATGCTACAATTGGACGATATTGCTCGAAAGGAATTTAGTTATGGAGAGGGTTGAATATCTCATTCTAAAAAATCTTCTTCATAATGAAGAATATTCTAGAAAAGTTATTCCTTTTATCAAAACAGAATACTTTGAAGATTCTTCTCAAAAGATTGTATTCGAAGAGATCTTCAATTTTATTCAGCAATATAATAAACAAGTAACCAAAGAAGTTCTTTGTATTGAGGTTGAGAGTCGTCAAGACATTAATGAAAGTTCCTTTAAAGATATCATTAACTTGATTAATGAACTTGATGAATCTACAACAGAGTTTCAATGGTTGATTGACCAAACTGAAAAGTGGTGTCGTGATCGTGCCATTTACTTGGCACTGATGGAATCAATTCATATTGCTGATGGTAAAGACGAAAAGAAGAGTCGAGACAGTATTCCTTCGATTCTTCAAGACGCACTGGCAGTAAGTTTTGATACTCATATTGGTCACGACTATCTACAAGACTACGAAGAACGATACGAATCATATCACCGTAAGGAGGAAAAAATTGAATTTGATCTCGAATACTTTAACAAAATTACCAAAGGCGGTCTCCCTAACAAA